CCATATGGAGGCGAATCTACATGGTTTTCTAAGTGTATAGTGTTAATTGATTGTCCTGGCTGCAAAGTAAGCGTTACAGTGGTTCCTGCCATACCGATTACTCCTGGATGACCTGAAGTATCTGTTTGAGGCAGTCCTGCTGTGTTTGGAGCATATCCATCAGCAGTTAATGCCCCAGCGCCCTCACCCACCGTAGCACTAAGAGCAGTTGCAGAGGCGTAAACCCCAGTTCCAGATCCAGGCCATACACGGAACCATCCTTCGGTCCCACTAACATCTGTAACGGTCACATAGGGAACCGAAGCTTTTGCTGGGCTAGTATTAACCACAAAGGTTCCAGAGGGAGTACCCATTCTTCCAGTTGAACCATTACCACTCACCGCCAACGCAGCCTTAGCAGAATACACTCCACCTTGAGTCACCACAGGCGGGTTAAGACTAACATTTCCGTCTATATCCCGTCGAGTAGTAATTTCAAATGTTGCACTAGTGGTTAAATACGCTGTATCAGCATTAGATACATTATAAGAATAAGTGGTAGGATAAATTAATTCCGCTCCAACATCAGTCTCATTAAATGAGTTAGTGGCACTTGTGAATGTAATATCTTCGACTCTAACAGCCGCATTCATTAGTGGGATTTCTGTAACAGTTCCCGACCCACAAAGCATTATTTTACATAGTGGAGTTAGTGTATCCCTTTGAGTCATTACTCTTCCTCCTTCTCTTCGTCATCAACCTCTTCAACCTCTTGATCTTCTCCTCTATCAGTAACAATATCATCAAAGTTTATTGAATTTAAGATATCTTCAAAACTTTTGAATGAAGACATAATCTCATCAGAGGTGGGGACCTCTTTTGTTTCTGCTTCTGCTTCATCCTCGTCTTTTCTTTCTGCTCTTTTCATCGCTAGATCTTTGGCATCAATATCTCCATCTCCGTCAGGGGGTGGTTCAACATCCATTTCTTTCTTTTGTTTAGGAGATAGCTTTTTCTTTTTGTCATCGTCTTTATCATCACCCTTCTTACGCTTCTCCGCTTCTTCCGCAGCCGCTTTCGTTCCACCTTTGATCCCTTTCTCAGGGTAACCCTTCTCTACATTTTCTTCCATTCTAGGATCATCATCTAATTCTGTCTCACTATCTTGCCTTTTTGCTCTAGCAGCGTCTACTTCTTTTTTCTTCTTTCCTTTTTCAAGGGCTTTTTTTGCAGCAATTTCGTCAGCAGCCCTGTTTGCTTGCCTTATGCTGGCAAGATGCTCAGGCTCTGGGCTTGCCCCTTTAGGAGGTTCAGCTTCTTCAATTCGGCCCAAAATAACTTCAACCAACTCATCAACCGATTCAATCTCTGAGAAGGTTTCTTTAATTGAGAAGGTCTCTACTAGAGAACCTTCATCTAAGATATCGGTATAACCTGCTTTTTCAAAGAGTAATTCAACGAAATTATTAACATCAATAGATTCAACTCCGTTTTTCTTTCTAAGCATTTGCGCGTTTTCGGAAAGAACCTCTTTTACTATCGAGCCTTTGGGGCTTAATTTTGCTAAAGCCTCAAAAATCAATGTCTGTGTATTAAGAAGACTTCTAAAAGTAGGGATGTCCTTAAGGTTCTGAACACTGATTCCATATTTCTCGTTCAACATAGAAACAAAAAGTTTCTTAAGTGGCTTTTTATACTCAAAAAGGACACTACTGAATGATTTAATGTCCTTTAAGCTTACTTTGATTGAATCGTTTAATTCTAAATTATTACTAAGTGTTTCTAGAATTTGTTTTTTAGTGGCTAACGCCAAATAAGGCACTTCGCATACCGCTTCGACTAAGGCTTTTGCGATTACTTCTTCGTCTTGCTCATGAAGCAATGAGGCTAAAGCAGAGATTTTTTCGTTGTTTAACCAAACTAGGTCAAAGTTATTTTTTGATTCTACAAGCTCTTTTCTCACTAACTCTTGCTTGCAGATCATCTCATAGATTGTATGGTTAACAACTTCAGGAATCTCGTAAGAGCCCTCATGTAGAGAATCGTATGAAACTCTAGGAAGGTTAAAGGCTTGAGAAACTGATGAAGATAACTTTATCATATTCCTTATTTCAGGTATATTAACAAGATTTTTGTTTTCATTTAAGTAAGAAACTAGCTGAGGAGCAATCTCTACCATTCTCTGGAACTCGTCGGTGTTAATAATCCTGTTAGTGCCATTGAATTTTTGAGACTTTTCATAAAGCTTTTTCTTTACAGTATCAAACTTTACACGGCTTTCCCATAGTTGAAGGACTTTGTTAAAACTGGTATCCGCTTCAACAAAGTCCTCTTCAAAGATGTTTTGAATAAAATTAGAAATTTTATAATTAACAAATTCATCAAATTGTTGGTCATTTTCAAATAAATCACCTTCTTCAATTTGGATATTCTTTAAAGAAAGGGGGCCTTTAAAATCATACTCCCCTGCTATAATTTTACCACTTTCAGTTATGAAAGTGACTTTGCCCTCACTATCGTCAATAGAAAAAATCTCAACATTCTCTCTTAGAGATCTGCCGAGATAATCTGACAATTTAACGATATTGGTTACTTTTTTGTCTCGATTCTCAAAAATATGGTCAAACATAATTACTCCACTTCTTAGTAGTATAAACTTATATACTACAACTCCTTACAGCTTTTTTTAAGATTTTGGTATTTTTTTTAAAATTCTTCTCCAAATTCTTTGTTCTTCCCCCCTATACCCCGAATGTTCGATGATCTTATGCCGCAACAATGAAATTTCATCATCAACTTCTTCTCTTTGTGCCTGAGTTGGGACTGCCTCCATTCCACCAGGAGTATTTCCTTGAGGCAATTCTCCTGCACCTGGGGAAATTTGGTTTAGTTCACTTTGCTGCTCTGCTGCTTCTTGTGCTTCTTGTTTTAATTGCTCTTTTATAACTTGAATCTCCCCTTCACTCATATCATAGTACTCTTCATAAATATAATCTTTTGGGAATAGCTGTGTTTGCGTGACAGTCTGGATAATCGCTAATCTTGCCGAATCAATTTCAAGTTTTCTCTTTGTGTATCTGTCTGAGGGATCAGGAAGCTCAATACGAAGATCATTAATTAAGGAAATTGGAAAGTTTTTCATCGCTAAATGTCTTTTCACCAATATTTCGAGTCCAACCTCGATCTCATGCTGAACTCTCCCTACAGCCTTAGCAAAGTGAACATCTAACTCAGAAAGATTAGCCTTTCTGTCAGGAGCTTTGTCCTTGGTGTTTACAATAAAGTCCTTTGGAACTTTTAGTGCCGCTAAAAGCTTATCTCTAAAATAAGAAACATCAGTTACCTCGCCTAAATTTTGTGCTCCTGGGAGAGTTTCAATCTTTGTGCCTGTATTACCTTTTACTGGAACAAAATAATCCTCATCAGCAGCGAGAGGATTGTACCTATTATCAACACCTTTTCCTCTGAAGTACTTTTCTTTCTTAAATTTTTCTTTCACTCGCTCCATAAAAAGCTCTGCCTTGCTTGAAGGAAGGTTTCCAACATCAATGTAAAAGATACGCCTTTCAGGGGCTCTTGCTAAACGATAGATAAGCATAGCATCTTCCATCAAGCGAAGGGATCTAAAAGTTTGAACCCCGTAAGCCGCCACAGACTTTCCGTAAGGGTAAAATTTTGGGTCAGAAGTAAATAGTCTAAAATGAACAATTTGATTTTTATCTAGTTCAACGAATTTGGAGTGCTTTGTTCCATAGCCCTCCATCCCAGTAGGCTGAGAGGGATCTAGGGTATCTTTATCAGGAATTTGCTGCAAGAAAGTTTTTAAATATCCATAATCATTCTCTACTCTGAGAACATAGTTTGGATTCAATACTTTGATTTTTTGGATACCCGCCCCAGGGTTGTTAATATCTGCAATTAATTCAATAAAACAGTCGCCAAATTTTGTTGTATTCCTTGCAATATCGTAATACACGCGATCTAGTTGAATGGTTTTAAATAACTTCTCTACTTCTTTAACTACATCAACGCTATCTGATTTAACACTCCATCGCCTGTGCTGAGTATCTTTTTGAGTGCAGTCATCGGAATAAGCATCAAAGGCTGCGCCCACTTCAGGATGCTCATCCATTCTTTCATACTCTTTGTACCGTTCTCTACGAGTTCTTTCGATTTCTGAATAAACAGGTGTAGCCCTATTAACAGTAAATCCAAGTGCATCGTTCTTTTCACCAGTATCAGAGCTTTTTACTTTTGTATCCCCTGCAACTTCAGTGCTTTCAATATCAGAAATACTATTAATGACTGCATCTTGTGCGGGAGAAGCAAAGAATCTAGCAAAAAACTTTCCTAGTGCTCCTCTAGGGTAAAAGTAAGGACCCTTTGTTGTATAATTACTCCAAGTGGATTGACCACCATCCTCTGTTAAATTGCTTTTTACTTCATCAGCCATCTTAAATCCTCAATTATTGGACCCCCATGACTTATCATAGGGATTTTATTTTTATTTTTTGGAGCATTGTCATCATTAAAAGCACTTTCTTTATTAAAATCAACTAAAGTATTCTCTCTAGTATCTTTTAATAAGTAATTAGCTAGACATAAACTCATAATAAGGTCATCATTCTGCCCTCTATCAGCAGTTATCTTCCCTGTGTTTGTTATTACAAAAGTATTTAGTTCATTTAAAGTGCGTTCTGAGTTAATTTTTACAACATTAGTTCTTATCGCTTCCTCTAACTCTGATAAAATTGTTTCTCTATTCTTAACTGTGACTTGAAACCCAGGTAGCCCTCGATCATCATGCCACAAATTTTCATACTCAAAATTATTATACAACAAATCAACCAAGTGGTTACCCACAGAGTTTCTTTCCACTATCATTAACGCTGTGTTGTAGTACAATCCTTCGGTGTTTAGTATAGCAGCAAAGTCATCCACGCTAGTTTTGTTGCTGTAAAACTCAGCAACCACCTCACCATTGTAAATATTTACTACTTGTGCTGCTGAATAGTCACCTCCCCTCCCCAAAGCAGTATCCACACCAATAATGTAGTCATAAAATGGCTCTGGATCTTTCCATACTCGCATTCTATTGTTATATTTGGTTGAAAACTCCCTGTCAATCGTTTCTTCTAGCTCAGACAAGATTATACCGTCAATAAATGTGTCCCCAGTTCCTAAAAACTCACATTCATACTCTTGAAGCCACTGTTTTCTAGGCATATTGGCCTTTGTAACCTTTTCCCAGTCTTCAATACGAAAAGGAGGAGTTCTTTGTTCCATTTCTTCATAGATATGGTCAAATCCAGGGGATCTAAAGTACTCTGGGTGCTCTTTCCACCTAATATCAATCGCAGTAAACGCATTTGCTTGTTGAACAGCCTTATTGTATGTCTCATAAAACCAATTTCCAACACCATTAACAGTAGAAAGAATAAAAGCTCGTCCTCCCGTGGAAATAATTGGATATACAGCAGCCCAAATAGTATCAATAGCTTCAATAAATGCAGCCTCATCAATAATTAGAAACGATCCTGCCAGTGATCGACCTGACTGCTTTCCTGATGGTCTAGATTTAATTACAGATCTGTTTTTTAGCTTTAATGTGTGTTTGTTATCCTCAGAAATTCCAGGCTGAAGGAACCCTGGCAATTCCTCATACATTACCTTTATTCGATCTAGCACTTCTGTTGCCTCAGTATCACCTTTTGATAGAATAACAATCGCTTGGTGCTGTTTAAAGACCGCTAACCATAATGCATATGCAGATGCGATAGTAGTACAACCCGCCTGACGAAACTTACGCAAAATATTAAACCTGTTTTTTTCAAGTTCTCCAACAATTCTTTTTTGAAATGGATATAATTGAAAGGGGACAAGTCCTCTAACTGGGTGTGTAACTTGAACATACTTTGACATAAAGTAGACTGGATCTTCTTTACACTTTTTAAACTCTTCTAATACTTCTACTTCCATGAAAATTTACTCACTTACTTGCACTAGGAGTTCAGACCTCCCAGAAACAACCCTTAACCTATTAGAGTACTTTGAGAGATGCAATATCGAATCAAAAATACTTACGGGACAAAAATCTATTTTTGATGCATACAATAATGGGATAGATGATCTAAACGCTGACTTTGATGATATTATTATTTTATGCCATGATGACATAGAAATACTAACGGACCCTAATGTATTTACTAAACTACTAAAAGAAAAATTATCAAAATCTGATGTAGGGTTTGTTGGCATTGCGGGAACTCGGGTGTTTACTGAAAGCGGAGTTTGGTGGGACGGCAATCAATGGAAAGCAGGATCACACAGTGGATATGTTTACCATGGAAAAGACCTGTCAACAATGAGCGAAACTCATTTTGGTCCATTAAGCGAAGTGGTTGTTCTGGACGGTGTATTTTTAGCAGCAACTAAACGCACCTTAAGAACCATTCAACTAAGTAAACCTAAAAATTTCGACGGAGATTGGGATTTTTATGATATCTTTTTTACTTTCCAAACATTTCTAAAAAAGATGAAAAATTATACTTTACCCATTCAAATTAGACACGAATCTGTTGGCGAATTAGCAGGGAGAGACTCTTGGCATAAAAACAGAGAAGCTTTTTGCAAAATGATGGACAAGCATTTACCTGCCAGGGCGTAATATAGAATAAGCCGATTAAGTTAATTCTTAATCGGCTTATTTTTTACTAAGAAGTAGTGTACATTACATTAGATCAACCAGTTCTGCCTCCTTAGCCCTTGGGACGCGGATAGTTAACAATCCGTTAGTGAAGTCAGTCTGCGCTTTTCTAAGGTTAAATGCCTCATCAATATTCAGCGAAAAGTCCACATCTTTCTTGCTAATGCCATGATGAACAAACTTAACATTATTCTCTGGCTCACCTTTTGCGGTAATTCTCAAGACATTTTTGCTGGCTTTTACGCTAATATTTTCTTTTGCATAACCAGCGAGTGCAAAGCGTAACCATAACTGATTACAATCGTCATCTACCCAACAATCAGAGTGGGGGTAATTTGGAAGAGAAGCAAGTTGCTTTTTTGGTTCGACAACCATTCGTTGCCAATCTCGCAGGACTAGATCGAGGTCATTCCAAATATAATCAAAATTAGTCCAATAGAAGTTTCCCATTGTTTTTTCTCCTTTCTTTCGACAAGGGGTAAAGAGTCCCTTACGGCAACTCTCTTTCTATTATAGATAGGTTACATGAATAAAAAACTTCCCCTAAAACACAGGAATTAGGGGAAGTTAGCGAAGTTCCAACACGAAAGGCGTAAGCACTTCGGAGTTGGTCTATTTTCTGGGGGTTGCTAGTCTTCCTAATTCTTTCATTGCGCCAGCATTTTGCGCCACACGCCTAACTAGGTCTTCAACCCGCTGTCTTTGTGTTGTCTTTTCTTTTTCTTTAGGTTTTTCTCCCTCAGATACACGCTGTTTCTTTTTAGCCTGAGCTTTATCCCATATAGCTTTAGATTTTTTTGACAAAGTATCCCGAACTGATCCTTGCTTTACTTTTGGCTTGGACTTTGTTTTTTTTAAATCATAAACATTTTCACTCACTTTGTATTTTTTTGGTGCTTTTGCTAGACGCTTACCGTGACCAATGAGCCTCTCGGCTTCAGCCTCATGATGCCTTCTGGCATACCAAGCGGAAGGTTTACTTGCTTTTTTAGCAAGAGCTTTTTCTACCCTAGCTCTTCTACCTGCACCATATGCACCTAAGGACTTACCCTTTTCACTTCTTTTAACCGTTTCTGCCGCACTCTTTCGCAAAGAAGTTTTTATACGACTTTTCTTACTGCGAGCTTCCGTCAAACTACTATAAACTTTGCTTTCCCAGGTCATTCTTACCATCGCCTAGGCTTACTAGGATCTAAAATATGTGCAACTTCAGGATCTCCTGAATCTATTGTAATTTGCCGAGCCTTTCGTGCTTTTTCTGCTGCTTTCATTCGAGCTTTTTTCTTTGCTTTTTCTGCTCTTTCCTTAGCAGCCTTAGTTTTTTTCGAAGCTCTAGTCTCCGTTAAGCTTCCATAAATTCTATCTTGCCAGTTCATGATTTTTTCTTTTTTGATGTCTTAGCTATAACCGCAGCAAGCTTGTGCGTTCCTGCCTCAGGCTGTAAACGCTTAGGTATCCGCACTTTTTTTGCAAACTTTTCTGCTTTAGTTTTGGCGACCACTGGACTTCCTTTTATTGCGGCTTTAGCCAGCCCTCTATGTGTTTTAGATGCGCCTTTGATTCTTCGTTCAGCCCTTTCTAAGGAAGTCTTCTTTCCTT